GAATCATTATACCTTTCTTAGATGAGAATAAATCGTTCTTTGGGTTTCAAGGTAGGAGTTTTAGCTCTTTTCAAATTCGATATATAACAATCATGATTGAAAACAGACCTAAGATCTACGGTCTGGATGATTTGGATAAAGAAGAAAAGATTTATGTTTTCGAAGGACCAATAGATTCTATGTTTGTGACTAATAGTATTTCTACTGCTGGCGGGGATCTGACATCCACATTAAACTCTCTAAAAGTTCCTAAAGAAAAAATTGTTGTTATCTATGACAATGAACCTAGAAGCAAAGAAACTATTTCAAAAATTGACAAAGCCATTGATAAAGGATATAATGTATGTTTGTGGATGAATAATATTTTTGATGGATTTAAAGATGTTAATCAAATGATTATTGAATCTAAAAGATCAAAAATAAATCTAGACAATATTAAAGAATTGATAGATCAAAATACCTTTAGTGGATTGAAAGCTAAATTGAATTTGTTATATTGGAGTAAGGTATAATGATAGAAATAAAAATTAAAGATGAGAATTATAATTTGATGTTGTATTTGATGCAATCCCAGCCATTTTTAGAATCAATTCACAGAATGACCATTACATCTCCTAATTATAGAGAAGAAGGAATTAGAGGTTATGTAGCTGTTGATGTTGAATTTATAGTAAAAGATCTTTTTGAATTTTCTAATGAATTTCAATTAGTATATAAGAGGTGGAAAAAATGGTAGGAACGGATTTCTCATATGAAGATGAATCTATAAAGAATCATAAATTGAAACCACCTAAGAGCCATGAAGCGGCGGATACAATCAAAAAATTTGTACTATATAGATTTGTTGATGTGTCGGGTATTTCAGGTGAAGGTCCTGTAGCTGTTGGTGTTCAATTTAATGGAAAGAAGTGTGTTTTAAATTGGTTGAATTCTAGAGTCAATGTAGACAGTTTAGCTTTTTATGATTCAATACAAGATTTAGAAAAGGTTCACGGACACGATGGTAGGACTGTGGTAATATTTACAGAATAATGAGGATATAATGAAAGTTGAATTAATTTCTTATACACAACCCAATAAAGAATATTTTGCCAATGATGAAGTTTACACTTTAACTGAGCTTATAGCTTATTGTGCTCGCGTATCAAATCCAGCAAATCAGATAAACAGCGAAACTGTAGATAGGCTGTTAAAATATCTCATAAAGAATAAGCATTGGTCGCCATTTGAAATGGTCGATATTACATTGCGAATTGAAACTACAAGAGACATCGGCCGACAAATTCTTAGACATGCTAGTTTTCGTTTTCAAGAATTCAGTCAACGTTATGCAGATCCTACACAACTAGGATATGAACTTAGAACTGCTAGATTACAAGATCCAAAGAATCGCCAAAATTCAATTATTACAGATGATGAAGAATTGATTCGTCAATGGAATGAGTGGCAAGAAGAAGTCATGTTTTTGGCTAAGAAAGCTTATGAATGGGCAACTGAACATAATATTGCCAAAGAAGTTGCTAGGTGTGTGTTGCCTGAAGGCATGATGAATTCAACAATGTTTGTAAAGGGATCTATTAGATCATGGATTCATTACATTCAAGTTAGAGAAGAAATAGGCACACAGCTAGAACATAGATTGATTGCAATTGAATGTGCCAAAGTAATTTTTAAAATATTCGAAGGAATATACGAACGTTAAAAGAACAACAAGAAGAAGGGATTATATGAATAACTATCAAACTTACATTGCATTAAGTCGCTACGCCAAATATTTGATGAATGAAGAACGTAGAGAAACTTGGCAAGAATCTGTAAAAAGATATTGCGATTATTGGAAGGAAAAGTATGAGATCTTTCCATATGAACTAGTATATAATGCAATGCTTAAGCTTGAAGTTATGCCTTCAATGCGCGCACTTATGACCGCAGGTAAAGCATTAGATCGTGATAATGCAGCAGGATATAATTGTTCTTATTTGGCAATCGATGATCCTCGCGCATTTGATGAGGCTATGTACTTGCTAATGTGTGGTTGTGGAGTAGGATTTTCTGTAGAAAGACAATTCATTAATAAGTTGCCCTCTATTCCTGAAGAACTATTCCCCACAGATACGGTTCTCAAAGTAAAAGATTCAAAGATTGGCTGGGCATCAGCGTTCAAAGAATTGGTTAGTTTATTGTACTCAGGTTCGATTCCTGCATGGGATCTTAGTGCATTGCGTCCAGCTGGCGCACCTCTAAAAACATTTGGTGGGCGTAGTTCAGGCCCGGGTCCATTAGAAGATTTGTTCAAGTTTGTTATTACTGTATTTAAAGAAGCTGCAGGCCGAAAACTAAATTCTATTGAATGTCATGATATCATGTGTAAGATTGGAGAAATTGTGGTTGTGGGCGGTGTTCGTAGATCAGCTATGATTTCGTTGTCTAATCTATCCGATGATAGATTGCGTGATGCTAAGATGGGGCAATGGTGGATTGATAATGTTCAACGTGCTCTATCTAATAATTCAGTTGCGTACACAGAAATTCCTGACATAGGTCAATTCATGAAAGAATGGAAAGCCCTTTATGATTCTAAATCAGGTGAGCGTGGAATATTCAATCGCCTAGCTTCAATTAGAAAAGCTAAAGAAAATGGTCGTCGTGATTGGGAGGTTTTAGCTGAAAATGCAGGAACAAATCCTTGCGGTGAAATTTCGTTGCGCTCAATGGGTTTTTGTAATTTGACAGAAGCTGTTATTCGCGAATCTGATGATATCAAGTCCCTTGAAGAGAAAGTGAAAATTGCTGCCATCATTGGAACATTTCAATCCACTTTGACCAATTTTAGATATTTGAGAAAGCAGTGGAAGAAGAATGCTTCCGAAGAAAGATTATTGGGTGTATCTTTAACAGGTATCATGGATAATCAGTTAACTTCAAATCGAAAGGGCGGAGATAAACTAACTGAAACGTTGAAACATCTTAAGCAAGTTGTCATTGATACAAATAAAGAATGGGCTGATAAGTTGAGTATAGAACAATCTGTGGCTACTACCACTGTTAAGCCATCGGGAACAGTATCACAGCTCGTTGATTCAGCATCAGGAATTCATGGCCGTTATTCTCGTTACTACATTAGAACAGTTAGAAATGATAAGAAGGATCCTCTTTCAGACTTTCTCATTCAACAGGGTGTACCATATGAAAGCGACATAACAAAACCTGAATCAACTTGGGTTTTCAGTTTTCCTATGAAGGCTCCATCTAATGCAGTTTTGGCCAACGAGTTAACGGCTATAGATCAATTAGAAATGTATAAACTGTATAATACATATTGGGCAGAGCATAATGTTTCTATTACAGTCTACGTAAAAGAAAACGAATGGATGGAAGTTGGTGCTTGGGTTTATAAGAATTTTGAAAGCATCAATGGAGTATCATTCTTGCCATATTCTGAACATTCATATAAACAAGCACCTTATCAACCAATTAATAAAGAAGAATTTGAAAAGTTGAATTCAGAAATGCCAACAATCAATTGGGATGATTTTAAGATTAAAGAAATAGAAGATAACACACATGGCGCACAACAATTTGCTTGCGTGGGTGGAGTGTGTGAGCTCGTCTGATAAAATTTTTGTATTTGGATCTAATCTAGCAGGCCGTCACGGAAAAGGTGCGGCCTTGCTAGCATACCAACGTTACGGTGCAATATATGGGCAAGGTGAAGGGTTGCAAGGCATGTCTTACGGAATCCCTACGAAAGATGAAAAAATAAGAACCCTTCCTTTAGAAACTATATCAAAACATGTATCGAAATTTTTGCGTTTTGCTAGAGAAAATCCTGATTTAGTTTTTACAGTTACTGCAATAGGTTGTGGATTGGCTGGCTATAAACCATCAGAAATAGCTCCGATGTTTTTATGGCATACTAAAAATGTGATATTACCCGAATCTTTTAAGGATGTTATTAATGAAATTAGATGTAGTTTTGAGGACCCATGATGGAGTCAATATTCATAAGGATAGAGAAAGATATTGTGGTATAAGTAAACATGATCTTATTCTCAAATGTGTTCAATCATTGATCAATTCAATTAATATTGTTCCTAAAGAGTTATCTGATGATATAAAAATAATAATTCTTGATGACCATAGCTCAGAAGAATTATTAAATCAGTTAGATTATAGATTTACTTATTATTGCAGATATCCTTTTGAATTGAGATCCTTACCTGAAAGAGGACATCATTATAGCGGGGTTGAACAATTTAGAGTTTGTAAAGATGAAGGTAGAGAATTAATTTATTCCGTTGAAGATGATTACCTTCACTCTCCTAGTGCAATGACAGAAATGTTAATGGATTATGAGTTATTTACTATGAAAACAGGTAAACAAATTTGCATATATCCTTTTGATATGCCTGATGAGTATCAACCACCCTGGCTTCAACCACAATGGGTTGTGCATGGATTGGCTAGACATTGGAAAACAACTCACTGGACAACACACACATTTATGACTGATAAAAATGTTGTAGCTGAGAACTGGGAAACGTTTCATTTGTGTGCTAGCAAATATGGAATTGATGGCATACATGAAGGAAATACTATTTGTAATATTTGGAAAGAGAAGGTTACGGTATTCTCGCCTATTCCTAGTTTAGCTTTACATATGCAATTTGATACACAGATAGATCCATATATTGATTGGAAATTTTGGATGGAAAATTATACAAAATGCGTGGTTCCCAAGAATGAAAATTGAAAAAAGAAAAGATGGATTTTGGTGGCCGAGTTGTGATGAGGTAACATATAATTGGACACATGTTGAAGAGGGGTTGCCTGAAGCAATTTGTAAACATCTTACACAAACAAGAAATGTTATACATGCAGGTGGAAATGTAGGGATATATACTAAGATATATTCAAGAATATTTCAAAATGTTTATGTGTTCGAACCAGAACATGAAAATTTTGTGTGTTTGACATTGAATTGCCAAGATGAAAATGTATTTGTATTTCGTGGTAGCTTGGGTGATAAAAACCATTTTACATCTATAGATAAAGTTCAAAAAAATAATTGTGGATCGTATGTTACGAATAATTCTATCGGGAATATTCCTATGTTCACAATAGATTCTTTAAACATTGAAAATCTAGATTTGATTCATCTAGATGTTGAGGGATATGAAAGTTTTGTTTTAGAGGGTGGTACGTCTACAATTCAACAACAGCGACCAATAGTTGCTGTTGAATGGTTGAACAATTGTCAAAAATTTGATAGGTCTCAGAATGAGATTCATGATTTTTTCATAAAATATTTAGAATATCAAGAATACATAGATATTTCTAATGAACGAGTTTTTATTCCATAACAATAATAGAAAGGATTATGATGTCTGAAGAAATAAAAAAATGTGATAATTGTTTAGCTGAATTTGAAGTTATATCAGTTAATAAAATATCACAAGAACTAGATTCTATGTATTGCCCATTTTGTTCATTTGAATTGGTTGAGTATGTTGAAGAAGAAGAATTTGATGAATCAGATTACGAGTCTGATTATGAAGAAGATGATTATTGATGTAACATGAAAGCAAAATATTGTGGGATTGACTATTCCCTAACGTCACCTGCAATATGTGTGTGGGATAATAATTTTACTTTAAATCCTTTAAATTGTAAAATTTACTATTTGACTTCTGTTAAAAAAAGTGTTTTGGTTAATGAATTTTTTGTAGGAAAAATATATCCACCCAAATGGTCTTTTGAAGAAGAAAGACATGATATAATATCTAATTGGGCATTCAATATTGTGTTTGATGTGAATCCTAAAAAAGTTTTTATTGAAGGATATTCATATGGGTCAGTGGGAAAAGTTTTTAATTTAGCGGAAAATATGGGATTGTTGAAGCATAAGCTATGGAAGAATGGTTTTAGATTTTCAGAAATTCCACCTACTACTATTAAAAAACATGCTACGGGAAAAGGCAATGCTACTAAAGATATCATGAATTCCCAATATATCACTGAAGGAGGTCCAGATTTAAGAACTCTCTTTAAAATGACACCTTCTCAGTGGAATCCTACGTCAGATATTATAGATAGCTACTATGTTTTAAAAACAGGGGTTGAAAAAGATCTTTAAAATCAATAGGTTAGCGGGTATTGATTTAATTAAATAGATCATGTAATATTACAGTATAATGTGTGAACGAGGAGTGCTTGAATGAATGTAGTTACCTCTTCTATCGGTTCTGGCCTGACGCAAATGTCTTTTAGCAATGGTCTGACTGTCATCTTTTCTAAGGATACTCCTGTCGCTGCAGAAGCACCTGGTATCGGTCGAATTCAAACCGAGCGGTATATCGGTGCTAATACGGGCAAGACCGTTTCTGCTAAATTTATCAATTCTCTTCTTGAGAACACCCTCAGCTAAAAATGTACACAAAAATCTGGTTGGATGATTTACGGGATGCACCTGATGAATCGTGGTGGGTCTGTCGTAATTCAGCAGAAGCTATCTTTTTCTTGACTGTTTCTGTTAAAAACGGAAACCCTTTCTTTATAAGTTTTGACCACGATCTCGGCGGCGATGATACTTCTATGCGAGTAGTAAATTACCTGCTTAATAGAGACATGGATGAAAACTTTTCTTTTTTAAAGAATTTTGACTTCAAAGTGCATAGTGCCAATCCCGTCGGTGCAGAAAATATACGCTTGAAATTGGAAAATCATTTGAGGTATTCTCGTGACTAAGAATCTGCGCAAACCTGGCATCTTAGTTGAAGTTGCTGTCTCAAACCCTTTTTGGGACAAATATAATATTCCACAGCCAAATTATAGGCTTTATAAAGGAGTCACTCGCGAGCCGTTCAAATGGGTTTCAGCAGAATCTTTCTGCATGTCGGGCGATGAACATATAGATACCCGAGTTATTCAATTTAAAAATATTTTAAAATTGAAGATTGGAGATACATACCTTTCAGATCAAGAAATTAAAAATTTAACTTCAGGTAAAATTTCTTTTGATAAAGTTTTTAAAGTTAAGGGCTCAAAAGGAGATGAGTATGTAGTTACATATTCTCATAACAAAGGATGGTCTTGTACTTGTACAGGATTTGGATTTAGAAGTAAATGTAAACACATTGAATCGAAAAGAAACGAGATTAAATAATGCCCAGGATTAAGAAGATTGATATGAACCTTTCCATGCTTGAAAGAGTTCACAACATTAGTTTTGGAAATTCTATTAATGAAGAATATTCTTCAAAAAATATGACATTTTCTAATACTATCAGCGAGCTAAGTTATAAGCTAAAGGAATTGGCTCCGCTCATCGTCGATGATGTACTTTGTAACAAAGTATCTGCTATTGCTCATATTATGGATAGAATGGAATATTCTCGTCTAACAGACGAAGATAAGACAATTCTAAAGGAAGTTTTCTATGCGGGGGTTAAAAATAATCTAGTAAATGACCTACAAACTGCTTGACACACATCTAAAATGATGTAGTATTATTGTATGTGATGAAAGTCACATTAACACAATTAATTTTTTATGAGGATATATTATGAATAGCAATCTAGCTGAAAAAGCCCTAACCATTCTTTCTGACCGTAAGAATATTTCTAAGGACAACCTAGCAAACAAGCTTGGTACCAAGAATGTAAAGGCTGCGATTGAAAACCTACGCAGCTTGGGTTATGCCATTTATACTAACAAGAATGGCAACGGAGTTTTCTATCGTATGGGTAATCCAACCCGTGAAGTTGTTGCTGCAGGATATGCTGCTCTTGCCAAGAATCATCCTTTCGGCAAGTAATTAGGGTTCTGTTATTAACAGAACATATGTTAGCATGGCGTAATTATGTTAACGAAACCCAGCTTAACGGCTGGGTTTTTCATTTGAGGTAATTTAAATGGATATTGCTGAAAAAAAGAGCTTCATGCTAACACTTTTGCATGAAGGTATTTTAAATGTTTCTTTTACAAAGGTGGATGGATCTCATCGTGATATGAAATGTACTCTTAAGAAAGAGTTGCTACCTGAATCATATATAGATAGTACTGAAAATAAAAAGAAGGAATCGACAGAAACCATCTGCGTATGGGACCTTGACAAAGAAGGTTGGAGATCTTTTAGAATTGATTCAGTTAATGGATTTTCTTTTGAATCATAAAATGAGGAATATTAATGAATAATTATTGGGGATATCATCTAATTTTAGATTGTAAAAATTGTGACATTAGCAAAATTACAGATGATGAAGTTATTAGAACATTTGTTCAAACTCTTGTTGCGCGTATAGATATGGTTGCATATGGTGATCCAACTATAGTACATTTCGCAACACACGATCCACAAAAGGCAGGTTATAGTTTAGTTCAGCTAATAGAAACATCTTCTATAACAGCACATTTTGTTGATATTAATGGCGACGGATATCTTGATGTATTCTCTTGCAAACCTTTCAGCATTGAAGATGTTGAAAAAACAGTAGTTGAATTTTTCAATCCGTTATATATTAGAAAAACTTATTTGACAAGACAGGCCTAAATTATGCCAATAGCAGCAGATGAAGTATCACAGAACGCAATGGGTGGCACTGAGCAAATGAAGTATGGGTTGGCTGACAGGCTTGACCCAAAATTGCTTGATGAAGTACAGATTGTAGCATCTCGAGTTAGAGAGTTAGATAAAGACAAAATTAGAATTTTCTGGGCACATGATCTACCAGGAGATCCTGAGTCTGAATTTCTAAAAAATAAAGGATATGATAAGTTTCATAGGCTGGTATTTGTATCTAATTGGCAGATGCAAGCATATATTAACTATTATCAGCTTCCATGGAGCAAGTGTGTAGTATTGCAAAATGCAATAGAACCCATTCCTGTACACGAGAAACCTACGGATAAAATTAAGTTAATTTATTTTTCAACTCCCCATAGAGGATTGAATATATTGACTGCTGTGTTTGATGAGATTTGTAAGAAGTATGATAATGTAGAATTGGATGTTTATTCATCTTATAAACTATATGGATGGGATTCTAGAGATAAAGACTATGAGGCTCTTTTTGAAAGATTGCGTTCTAATCCAAAAGTTAGCTATCATGGCGCAGTATCCAATTTTGAAATTAGAGAGGCTTTAACTAAAGCACACATTCTAGCTTATCCATCAATATGGCTAGAGACTTCATGTCTAGTATTGTTAGAAGCAATGAGTGCAGGTTTGATATGCGTTCACCCTAATTTCGGTGCATTGTATGAAACAGCAGCAAATTGGACATTGATGTATCAATGGAATGAAGATATGAGCAAACATGCTACAATTTTCTATTCCGTCTTATCTACTGCTATTGATGAGATTCAAAGTTCATTGTTATCAGGAGATGAACAAAAGAAGCAATTGCTAGCTGATAAACTTTCAGCACAAAAATCGTATGTCGATCTTTTCTATTCTTGGAAAAATAGAACATATGAATGGGAAGCCCTTCTTAAGAGTTTGCTAGATGAGCCCAGAGATTTTCCAGGGGAATTTTTCTCATACAGCAGTGGGTATTGACATTATTTAATATAGATGATAAAATGATTATACAGTAATTGAGATTAAATAATGGCTAAGTTAACTAATGTAGATTTCAAGTACTTGGGAACCGAACCCAAGCGGTTTGATGTGCCGCTAACACTTGATAGTGTTGAACTAATCAAGTGTTTCAATTGGTATAATCATTTTCATTCCAAAACAGATGCCAAGAAATGGTGTTTAGAGTTTGCAAAGAAAGAAAAATCTCTGTATAAGCTTCTATCACATGTTCATGAAGAACATTTTCCCATGGCTTATGGTTCTATAGCTAAACTGTATATTAATGGTGTGAATTTAGATCAAGCTGTAATTGAAAAGCTTGAAAAATTTCTACAGACAATAATTTCTAAATCTTCTAAAGAAGAAAAAGTTGAAGTAGCATCTTCTACAGAGGTTGTGTCTATTCAAGAAAAAATGATTGCCAAGGCGAATGCAATCATTGGAGAATTGGAAGAAATTTTCGATGAACAGCATGCTTTTATTAAAGGTAATAAACCTGTAACATTTAGTCTGTATACCTTCCTCACAAAAAATCAAATAAAGAAGCAATATTGCAGTCGGATTACAGAATTTTATTCTGCAAGGCTGAGTGAATTGCTAGAGGCAAAGGAGGAAAGTGATGAGCAGGTTACGGAAGCATATTCATATCTTTCTAACAAGCAATATAAGAAGCTTGTTGAATATTTCACATCCTTGATAGATGATAGCAAACGTTATTCCTCAAACTCTACAACCAAAAGAGTTGTACGAAAAAAGAAAGAGAAACCTATTCATAAGGTAGTAGGTGCTGTCAAATATATGAAGCAATTTTCAGAATTGAAATTGGTTAGCATTGACCCTGCTAATATTGTAGGGGCTCAGCAATTGTGGATGTATAATGTAAAATATAAAAAGTTAACAAGATTTGATGCATTGGGTCCTGTTGGCCTATCTGTAAAGGGAACATCAATTGTAAATTTTGATGAAAAGAATTCTGTTAGCAAGTCTCTTAGAAAACCTAAAGAGACTCTAGATAAAGTTTTGTCTGGGGGTAAACTTATTTTACGAAAATTGATGGATGAGTTGAAAACTAAAGAACAACTCGTTACAGGACGCATAAATAACGATGTAATCCTCTTAAGAGCTATTAAATGACAAACAATATAGTTCACTTCCCAAAAACAAAAAAAGATTCGCCACCTCAATCATTTGAGGAGATGTATTTAAATATCCAATCAGTAAGAAAAGAACGAATTGAAATTGCAGTTTATGAGATTGTTCCGATCATAAGTGAGCTTTTATTCCGTGAAGGATTTGACTTAGAAAAAACAGAATACCTGAAAGATTCTGCTTTGATTATTGAATCAATACGCTCTGCATTGTGTAGAATATATGGATTGGATCATGAATTGCAAGAATTGGCTGATAAGAGTTTTCAAATTCAATTGCCGACTATTGATGATATCGAAACAAGCGAATCAACTCCTCAAGCAAATAATCAAATCTAATGTCAAAAGAAGAAACAGTTGTCAAGGTAGAGCTATCGTATAAACGACATAAAGCCATGTACCTATTGGGATGGCTTATGATGGTAGGTTCTTTTGTTGGAATTATATTTTCACCTACTGAATATGTTGGATATCTTTCTATATCTACTTTTATCGGTGCTATCTTATATTTTATGTCCAAATTTTTAGATTGGTGGGACCGCGGAAGCGTTCAATAAGGATTTATTATGATTATAATTGATATGAGCCAGGTTATGACGGCAAACCTTATGGTTCAAATAGGTGATAGAAGTGGCGGAATAGAATTGAATGAAAGTGTATTGCGACACATGATTTTAAATTCTATTCGTTCTTATAGAACCAAATTCAAAGCGCAATATGGTGAACTTGTGTTGGCTTTTGATGGTCCCAATTCTTGGAGAAAAACCTTTTTCCCTTTCTACAAAAAGAATAGAGAAAAAATGCGTGTGGAATCTCCTATTGATTGGAATACGGTATTTGAATATTTCACTAATATTACAGAAGAATTAAAATTGTATTTTCCTTATCCTGTAATTAAAATTCCTGGTGCTGAAGCCGATGATGTTATTGCTAGCTTAGTTAAAGCTTTTGGCAATGATACAGGAATGAATTATGGCGAGCCTCTTCTAATTATTTCAGGTGATAAAGATTTTGCTCAGTTGCAAACATATTCAAATGTTTCGCAATTTGATCCTATTTTCAAGCGTTGGATTAAAGTGGATGATCCGATTAAAGCTTTGAAAGAACATATAATTCGAGGTGATGTGGGTGACGGTGTTCCCAACATTTTCTCTCCCGACAATTGTTTGGTTATGAAAATAAGACAAAAACCCATTCGCGAAGTTAAGCTAAAAGAATGGCTGAATCAAGAAATTGATGAATATTGTACAACTGAAGAACTAAAAAGAAATTATATTAGAAATAAAACATTAATTGATCTTGCAGAATCTCCAGTATCGATATATAATCAAACAATGGAAATATATAAAGGACATGAAAAACCTGCTAGAATGGGTTTGATGAATTACTTTATTAAAAACAGATTAAAGAACCTAATGGAATGTGTTGGTGATTTTTAAAAATGAAAAAAATGATATCTACTATATTAGAAGAAGTTTCAACTGAAAAATCAATTAATGAGAAGATTAGAATCCTTCAAGAAAATGATTCTTCTGCGCTACGAACAGTGTTAGTTTTTGCATTACACCCCGATGCAAAATGGCTTTTGCCTAAAGGTAAAGTTCCATACAAATCTATTTCTGCTTTAGAAAATGATACCCTATTATATTCTGAAGCACGCCGCTTATACCTTTTCTTAGAAGGTGGCAATCCAAATTTAAATCAGTCTCGCCGCGAACATCTTTTTATTCAGCTGTTGGAATCATTGCCGCCAGCTGAGGCTAAGCTTCTTGAAATGGTTAAAGATAAGAAGCTTCCAAAAGGGATAACGCCTTTCCTTGTTAATAAGGCGTTTGGAGAGTTAATACCAACTGAAACTGTAGAGGAAAAAAATGAGCAAGTCTAAACAGAGTTATCGCAATTTTCGAGAATATCGAGATGAGGATGATAACAATCGAGGAGATTTCAAGGATCACCACGAACGTAGACGAAACAAGAAACTTAAAAATGCGATTAGAAGTCGTAATATTAAAGACTTGGTAGATTTGGAAGAACACGATTAATGCCTACATACGTCTTCCATAACACAGAAACAAAGGAGGAATGGACTGAAATTATGTCCATTTCTTCTTGTGAAAAATTTCTTTCTGAGAACCCGTTGATTGAACTTAGACATTATTCAACGCCATTGATTGTGCGCGGAGTAAATGCTAAGCCTGATAATGCATTTAGAGATGTTTTAAAGGAAATCAAAAGAAAACATAGAGGTAGTAATATCAACACATTCTAACAAAAGGGGTTCTAATGTCTGCTGAAAAAAAGAGACTAACAAGAAGAGAAAAAAGAATAGCTAGACAAGAGGAGGAACGAGTAGAGAGTCACCAATCAATACCTAAACCGAAGCTCGCATTACAAAGAATTAACCCATTAACCTATAATCAACAAAAAACTTTTGAAGAATATAGAAAAGGGCAACATTTACTTTTACACGGGACAGCGGGAACAGGTAAGACTTTTATCTCATTATACCTAGCATTAAAGGACCTACTAGAAACAAATTTATATGAAAATATAATTGTAGTTAGAAGCATCGTTCCAACAAGAGACATTGGATTCCTTCCTGGGAATCAAAAAGAAAAATCTAAAGCATATGAGTCTCCTTATTATGCTATTTTTTCTGAATTGTTTAATAGAGGAGATGCATATGATATTTTTAGGAATAAACGAGTTATAAATTTTGTTCCTACATCATTTATTAGGGGTGTTACAATTCGTGATTCAATTATAATTGCTGATGAAGTTCAAAATTTCACATTTCATGAATGTGATTCAGTGATTACTCGTATGGGTGACAATTGTAGAATATTATTTTGCGGAGATTTTAGACAAAGCGACTTGATAAAATCTTCTGACAGAGATGGTATTCATGACTTCATGCATATTCTTAGAACAATGCATTCATTCTCAACAATTGAATTTACTCAAGATGATATTGTTAGAAGTGGTATTGTGAAAGAATATATTGTAACGAAGGAAGAATTAAACTACGATTGATGCTGGAATTATATTATGATAGAATTAGATCTATGGCAATTCCCAGAATTAAGTACAGAATATATAAATGATAAAAGGGTTTATGTAACACCCCAAGGAAACAAATATTTTTCTGTTACAACTATTCTGGGAATACTTTCTGAAAACTCTAAGGGATTGAGAGATTGGAAAGAGCGACTGGGTGAAGAACAAGCAAAACGAGTTGCAGGGATAGCTGCTCGTAGGGGTGATGGCGTACACAAAATTTGTGAAAATTTTTTGCTT